TCTTGGCAATCGCGGCCTTGATCCGCTCAGCCTTGGCGAGCAGGGCGTCGTACTTCGCCTGGCGTGCCTCGACGGCCTCAACGGCGGATCGCTCGCCCTCAACTGGCGTGCCGTCCGTATTCTCGCCAGCCTCTTCCGCAGCGCCCTCTTCGTCGAGCATGCCGAGATCGGCAAGCGTGGCGGCGAGTTCGTCGAGAAGTTCCTTGACCTTGCTGGCGGCCATGTGCGTGGCTCCTGTGTGCGGTAGGTGGTGACCTATTCGCACGGTAGAGCCGGGCCGGGCAGTCCTTGCAGAAGCAGGACGTGGCGTGAGTACCTAACTAGGTACAGAGCGCCTGCGTATCTCGCACGACTTTACGACGTGCTTTGCCGTCTTGCGGCACGCGGGGCATCGCAGATAGCGAGTGCAGACGCCGCCTCTGTCCACCGACGCATACACGCCATAGCGTGCCGCGCGGCACTCGCAAACATCACCCGACTTGACGGCCATGCTGCCTCAAAAACCTACGAATCTGCTGCTCGGTCTTCGCGTCCCGTCGAAGTGCCGGCAGCTTCAGCGCCGGTCGGTGCGATTGTAAGAATCGCTCATAGCTGCGAACCGCCACGCCCGTGGTGGCCTGCTCATACGCTGGCGTCAGGACTGGTGAAACGTCGTAGACGCCTTCCACCTCGTGAACGCTGCGGATGGCCGTGCCATCTTCGTCCTTGTCCCACGATTCCTCGCCAATGACGAACGTGAAGCTTGAGCCCCACACGTCACCTCGAGCAATCAGCGTGGAAAGATCCCGGCCCAGCTGCGTGTCCGGCACCTCGACGCTGTACCGCATGCCCTCGTCATCGGTGTCCACGGTCAGCGTGCCGCTGCGGGTTGAGCCCAGCACGTAGTTGGGGTCATGGTTCCACAGGGCCACGACGGGGTGCGCCTGCTCCTTGAGAGCGCGGGTAAACGCCCCCGGCATAATCTGCTCGCGGAACGTGCCCAACATGGTGCTGCGGACGTTGTACTTGGCCGCATAGCCACCGATGTACGCCTTGCCGGCGTCACGGGTTTCCAGCGTCAGCGGCAGGGCAACGGAGCGACGTTCAAGGTTGTCCATGGTGTCACTTCTTCTTGCGGGGCTTGCGAGAGCGTGGCATCGGGCCGGCAGGCTTAACGGCACCTTCCGGCGGCGTCGTGCCGTTTAACAGATCGTCCGTGTACGACTGCGGCAGGTTGTCAGCCGGGGCCGGCTCGCCGCCGTTGCCAACGGCTGCCGTGGCCGCAATGCCTTGCATCGTGGTCAAGTTCATCTGCATGTACCGCTGATCGCCCTCTGGGCCGATCGGGTTCATGTTGAGCACTTCGCGGCATTCGTTCACGCTGTAGATGCCCGTGGTGAGCATCGTCTGCAGCCATGCACCCTGGGCGGCCAAGTCGCCACGCAGCAGCCCGCGAGTGTCAAACTCAGCGAAGTACACGTCATCCTGCGTCACCAAGTCGCGGGTGATGGCGGATTCCCAACGGCGGAACCACGGCAACAGCGTTTGCTGCACCAAGTCGATGGCGGCCTGCTCCTGCGAAGCGTATCCCACCTTCGTCTTGTCCTGCACGTACGACGGGTCCACTCGGTACGCACGGCAAATCTCAACCGTCTGATACGCCCGCGTCTCTAGGAACTGACTCGCCTCGTTGGACGCCTGCACGTCCTTCCAATGCACGCCCTGCGGCAGCACAGCCGTTCAATGAGCCCTGTCAGCGCCCCTGTGAATTCTCTCAAACTGCTCACGCAGCCGCTCGGCAGTCTCAACCGTTATTGGGTTGTCGCTTTCCATGAGCCCCGACAGCCGGCAGGCGTTGCCGAAGTAGCTGCCACCGTGAGCCTCAAGGGCTTGGGCCAGGGCGATAGCGTCACGCGAAAGCGTGATTGGCAGCATGCCCGTCACGCCGTCTTGGCTTAGCCACCGCAGGTGAAAAATCTGATCCTGCCGGTAGTACGACTCGGTGCCGTTCTGTTCCCGGTAGCAGTACCGCAGCGTGCCGTCTTCCAGCTGCGTCACCTTCATGCGTGACGGGTGCAGCGGCCAGAGCTCAGTCACGGCCCCGGCGGAACCGCTGCGAATCTCGGCGTAGGCGTTGCCGTAGAGCAGGCAGTGAGCCGTGAGCATTTCGCGGAACTCGAACGACGTTTGCCAGCCGTTGGGTGCCTGCGAAAGAATACGGTACAGCGGCAGATCACGGGCACGCTCTTTGCCGCCCTCTGCCAGCCGCCTGTACAGATGCAGCGGAATCGTGGCCACGTTCTCGGCAATGAGCCGCACGCACGCCAGCACCGACGAGCACATCAGCGCCGTCTCGGGCGTGATGCGAACCCCGGCCGGGCCTCGAGCAGGCGACTCGCTCCACCCGTCGCCGTACGAGCCACGCAGATCAATGATGCGGTACGACTTCTCGGGCGTCTCGGCGTTGGCAATCATATCGTGTGGATTTCCCAAGGTTGTTCTGGCTTCGGTGCCGTCGCCTTTTGCCACAGCCCAACGGCCTCAACGAGCCCAACCATGCCGTCTATGCGCTCGGTGCTCTTGGACTTGCTCAACTTGATGTCACCTGCGTGATTCATTTCGATTGCCACAGAACTGGCCATCCACGACAGCAGCGGGTTGTTGGCGTGCCGCAGCTTGCCCGAAAGCACCAGCGTCTCCAGAAACTTGGCAGGGCTCGACATTGAGCCGAAACCCTGCCTGAACTCTACGATTTCAAAGCCATCTCCTTGCAGTTGCTGAGAGATGTGCTGAGCGTTCCACGGGTCAATGCCCATCTGCCGAATCACGAAACGCTTGCTGATTTCGTTGATGTCTCGCCGCACTGTGTCGTAGTCGGTGGCGTTGCCGTCCGTGAGCCGTAGCAGCGGCCCGTACTCAGTGCGTTCCTTGGCCCAGTCGAGATAGGGCACCTTGTCCCGGTGTCCGCGGCTTTGGGCGTTCTAGGCAGCGGCCCAGAAGAATGGCAGCACGTCAAAGGTGCCGTCATCGTCAGGGAAGAGATACACGGCGCACGTCAAGTCTGTGGTGCTCGACAAGTCCAGCCCAACGTACGCCTGGCGGCCGTCGAGCGGTCGCAACACGCCGCCGCACGCAGCCCACTTGTCGGGCAGAATCCACCTCACGTCTGACGCCGTGGCTACGTCAAGCCGATACCGCAGGAACGAGTTGAGTTTACTGGGGCTGTTCTTCGCTTCTAGTGCGTCTGCCGCGAATGACTCCAGCGTGATGGTGTGCCCCAGCGACGGGTTTGCCTTGCGCCACGTCGCGTCTGCAAACGGGTCATCCGCCTCATCGGCCTTGAACACACAGCCGAAGAAAGCCGGGTCCAGCTTTGGGTCTGCGGCACACCGCTCGGCGTATGTTCGTTGCTCCCACCACAGAGCTTTGCGGTCCAACTCGCCGGCCGTGGTGATGGACAGTAGCAGCGGCTGCCGGCGGGAAGCACCGCCGTACCTGAGCGCGTCCCACAGGCGGCGGTCCCGCTGAGCGTGCAACTCGTCAAAGAGTAGAGCATGAATGTTGAGCCCTTCAGCACGGAACGCATCAGCCGACAGCACCCGGTAAAACGAGTTGCTGGCCCGGTGAATAATCGTCTTCCGCGAGTCCACCACTTCAAGCACCTTGGACAGGGCAGGCGATGCCCGCACCATGGCGGCGGCTTCGCGGTAGATGATGCCTGCCTGCTCTCGGTCGCACGCCGCACCGTAGACTTCCGCCCCCGGCTCCTCGTCGGCTAGGAGCATGTACAGGGCGATGCCTGCAAGCAGTGTGGACTTTCCGTTTTTCTTGGGCACCTCAATGTAGGCCACGCGATGCTGCCGCATGCCATCGGGCTTCAGCCGGCCGAAGAGCTCTCGGAAGATGTCGTGCTGCCACGGCAAGAGCTTGAAGTGCTCGCCAGAATGCTGGCCCTTTGAGTGACGCAGCACGCCCTCAAAGAATCGCACTACTCGCCGGTACTTAGCCTCGCCAGCCGGCGAAAGCTTAGGCACCTTCGGAGGCGAAGAACGCCTCGAGGTCGTCTTTCGGCGTTTCGGCTTTCGTCCCAAGTCGCACCCTGCTGCTAGGTGTCAGTCCGAAGTCACCCATCAGGCTGGCCTGCAACACAACGAGCCCGCGATACAGACTTCCGGCGGGATTCGGCTTCACGCCACCGAGATCCGTTTTGATTGTTGGCCCGCTGGCCCTGAGCTCAAGCAGGCAGGCTTGAGCAGCTGCGTGGACTTCACACAACGTGGCCAACGCTTCGCCGTCGCCCGTGGTCAGCACTCCCATACTGGCAAGGATGTCAACGAGTTCGTGCCACTTGGCCACCGCAATCGGCTCAACGGCCAGGCGTTCCGGCATCGGCGGCGTGCCGGGAGGCGCGGACGGCTCACGTTTGGCCGGGCCGCGTTGGGTGCCTTCAAGAATCTTGATGGCGGTTGGCTTTGGTTTTCGGCCCATTGCGATTTGCTCTCAAAAACGGCGTCGGATTTCTGCCGCACGCACGCAGAGG